TGCGAATAGTGACGTACGCTCAGTGAGCATGGTACGGATGCGATCACAGATAGCGTTTCGCAATGCGGGGAAGGCTGCTATCGGCGCCGAACGACGTTCGCGGAGTATCGTTGTTTGCCAGTCTGGCGATCGTAGATCGAGAAAGCGCCACAGCGATTGCGAAAGCGTCTGTAACCGAACCAGTTCGCCTGAGCGACGGTTCGGAATGATCCAACGGGTTCGACGTAGCCTATCCATGTGGTGGCTACAATGTAACGTTCAAGTTTGTTTGTTCGGGGGTTGCGTGTCATTTTGTCTCTCTCTCTTGCGTGTCGGTGGGCCTGTTGGCCTTGGTGACAATTGGAGTATGGGGCATGTGCTGGCACAGTGTCAAGTGGGAAAATGGGCGATTGTGAAAAAAATTTGGCGATCGCCGGATAGGAGGCTCGGAGAGTGATGACGGTTTCCGAAGGGCAAGTACACAGCAGCAAGGATCTAGTTACGTACACAATGTATGTATTTCGCCAGCGTGGCTCACTGTAGGTATACCAAATATCATATTTAGGCAAGCCTAATTATTGTGGGCCGGCCCACAAGGGCGTGGTCCCTGATGACGCTATCCGCCCACGTTCGGAGGGCCTCTGAGTACCGCAATGGTACTCAATAGCTGCTAGGCAACGTGCTGCAAGGCTTTGTTTGCAGGTACTTAGGTGCTGTTGCCCATTTATTGTTGTGATAGTCAGACCCCCTCCCCCGGCCTAAAAATCGAGGTGGGGGGCGCCCAATCCGTTGCGGCCGGCCCGCGCCCCACGCGGGGATGTATCACGTTTCCGTGATCGCAAAAAGCAACGTGACCCCCTGGCGTACCCGCCTGAAAACACACAACATATTGGCCATTGGCTTGACAAAACGTCAGCAAAAATGCCATACTGGACGGCGACCGGGCCAGAAGCCCGCAAAGGAGCAAAGCAGCGAGGGCGTCCACGTCCTCGTGTGTTGACAAAGCAAATGCCAAAAGTAAAAGCCAGTGAACTGCGTCCTGGTGACAAGACAGCCACAGGCGTCATAAGCAAAATCACGCCGAGACTCCACGTGGAATGGAATAACGGTACTGTTCTGGGCTTATTGCCCGACGACCTCGTCACCATCCAGCCACGTACGCTGACGCCGGACGAAGCTGTCGGCAAGCGTGTCAAAATCGGTAGCAGGGGTTGTGACAAATTTCTATACGAATTGCAAGTGTCAGGCGTCGGCACAGCCAAAAGCGGAACCACTGTTCTCTTCGGCGCCGACAGAGGCCAAATGTGCTGGTACCCCCTCTACCTCGACACCATCATCACCGAGGTTTCCGAATGACGCCATCTGCCGACCCCCTCTCACCCGCTGACGAAAACGCCGTCAGCGAATCTTTTGTGCTGGCCGACATGCTGCTGGACATGCTCGGCCCGGAGCATTTTGTCTGCCTACTCATGACAGCCATCGAAGCGGCGCGTGACGACGAATACGCTGTCATGTCCAACGCCGAGCTGACACGCCATGTTGCCGCCGGCGTACTTGGCGAATTGCGCCGCCGTGACGGCAGCGACATTTTGGACGTACTCGCAATGTGGAACACCGAAGGAGAACCGAAGCAATGACGAAACGTAGCGACGAACTGAAGCCTGGCGACAAAGTGATAGGCATGGGCACTGTCAAAACGGTGCGGCCAGCAATCATGGTGACGTACGAAGGTCGGACCGATCCGGAATACTACAACCCCGCCTACAAATGGAACCTCGAGCCCTCGAAAGTGTTACCTGCCGACGCCGCAGGCAAGAGCGTAAAACATCCTACCACAGCAGCAATCCTGGGCGTGGTTGCTGTAGTGCCTGCTCGCAGGGCACACATCTTGGTGGGCTGGGTTGGGGCCAAACAAACATGGTGGCGTGTACGGTCACAGACCCCTTTGGAGGTCGTCGAAAATGACTGACATCGTGGACGCCCCTGTCGCCACAGTCGTCGCAGAGCCCACTGACGATGCTCTGCCACGGCTGTTTCCCGAGGCGGCGCCGGAGCAGCCTCAAGGCACGTGCTCGTTCTGGCAGTGTTCGTCCTGCGGCCACAAGTGGCAGCCGGTGCTGACGTTGCACGGTTGTGGCTGCACGGCACAACAGCCCGTGCTGCTGACCCAGATGGCGCTGTGTCCGATGTGCAACGAACAGCCGGCGTCGCTGACGTTGGCCGTCGAAGTGACCACAGAACAGATGGGCCTGCCCCGGCGCTGCTTGGGCGAAAGCGGCTTGTCGTACAGAGCCTCGATGGTCATCGAACGTCCCGTACCGGCGGATCCGCCGGAGCGCACGCAGCCTGTGCAACTCGAATTGCCTTTTGATGTGGAGACCACACGATGAAACAGCAAGGAACATATACAGCCTGGCGAAAGGATCTAGGCGTTGTGGAGTTTGACGATATCGTCACGAACGAAACCATCCGGGCTGTCCTGAGGATCCCCTCCGCTGAGCGAGGTAAGGAACTCAATCCCCCGTTTGCCCGTTTGTACGCGGGCCACCGGGGTATTGTCACCAACGCCACCGAAGCAGAGCTTCTCGAAGCCGGCGTATTGAAGCCGAAGCATCAGTGTGCTGATGCGATGTGGGATACCATTGTCCCTGGTAATTTCATTCTGCATTATCCCGAAGCTGTCACCGAGACCACAATCCAAGCTATCGAACGTACATTTGGTGTTGAGACCAGTCGCCCTTCTGGGGGCAGCGTTTGGCCCGACATGCTGATTGTACGGACCAAAGGGCAAAACCCCGATAGCCTAACAAGGGCTATGCGTAAACAGGGGTTCATTCGCTGATGGCTGCTGCTGACACTCGCAAACACCGCCGGCAACGGCTGCTGCGGTTCAACCGCGAGACGCTGGCTGAGGCTATGAAACGCTGCGTTACGCCGTTGCACATCCCAGACAACGCCATCATCAGCAACGTGACGTTCGAGGACAAGGCTGTCCGGCTGACGTTCACGTCGGACGAACTCGAGGACGAGCAGCGCCTGACGATCACACTGACCAACGAACAGACCAGGAGAGCAACATGAAACGCCAGCCACAGCTACCATTGCGATCGCAACGAATGCCCCAGTGGAAACGTCCGCCAAAGCATCGTGAGATTCGCGTCACACCGCAGACGATGTACAACGCCCTGCGGCATATGTACCCGGAGGAGCTGCCGCCCGACGGCGAAACGAACACGTTGCTAGTGGGTGGCTTTTTGAACGGTTTGCTCGGGCTGCTTGTCATAGACGAATGGCCCGGTGTGATGCCGTCGCCAGAGTTTCCCGAAGCACTGGCGCCGTTGACACTGGACTACACGGGGAAGCCCGGCGAAAGCCGGCGTGGCGCACTGGTGCTTGATGGCCGGGGCAAAGACGTACGCCGCATGGGCGCGGCGCAACAGGGCAAGTACGTTGCGGACGTGCAGAAGACGCAGTAGGGGAGGCATCAGCAGCAAATGGCAAAAGCAAAGCAAAGTGGCGACCGCGTCGTCCCGTCTGTTGTCGTACTTGGCGACCGCATTGTGGACGAGTGGAACGACATGAACGTTGTGAAGCTCTCGGCAGAGGCCCCAGTACCTGTGGTGACGTGGGCCGGACAGCCCCGGCGACAGCCCGGCGGGGCGTCACTGGTGGCAGCAGCACTCGAGGAGTACCTTGGTGGTTCCGGGATGGCTGTCAGGCAGCCCCTGATGTTCCATGTTGGCAACCCCGTGAGCCAAAAGGTCCGCTACGTCGATGTGGCGTCGCAGCAGCAACTGCTACGGGTCGATCGTGACGTGACAGCGGAGAGCATCGCGACGGAGTGGCGAAAGTCACTGGCGGAGCTTCTGGCGCCGGCGGCCGACAGTGTCAGCAACATTGTCGTCGTGGACTACGACAAAGGGGCCGTGACCGATGAGTTGCTGGACCAGTTGATTTATTGGCTTGCCGGTAACCTCACTCGGCGTCTGTTTGTACACACCAAACGGTATGATTGGTGGCACAGCAACGTGGGGCCACGGGCGACGTACTTTTTCAACAGGAGTGAATACGACGCTCTAGACAGAGTGCCTTTGCAACGTGTCATCACGGACGGCGTGGACGGTGGTTGGTTCATGCTGCCTGTGGAACCCTACAGAGGCTCTTGGCAAGCGTACAACGTGGCAAATGTGCGGAGCACATGCGGCGCCGGAGACGTTTTCATGGCGGCAACGGTGGCGAAGCGCGTCGTTGGCGCCACATGGCAACGGGCTGTCGATTGGGCAGCGGTGGCTGCTGGGCTGACGGTGGCGCTGCCACGGAGCGAATACGCAACGTTGGCTGACGTGGAACAAGCGTTCCGAGGCGAAGCCTCGGCGGAGGCTGCATAACATTGTGGCTCTACATACCGTCAGCTTTTGTACCGGAGCCGGTGGGCTCGATCTCGGGCTCCGCATCGCCGGACGCCTCTGTGGCTTCGTTACTCGAAACGTCTGTTACGTGGAGAGGGAAGCTGCTGCCGTCGAAACGCTGGTCTCGCGTATTGCGGACGGCATCATGGATGACGCGCCTGTGTGGAGCGATATCGCAACATTCGACAGCAGATGCTGGCGTGGCAAAGTACATATCATCACTGGCGGGTACCCCTGTCAGCCATTCTCACACGCCGGCAAACGTGGAGGCGCCGACGACCCGCGTCATTTATGGCCCCACATCATCAAGCATGTCAACACACTACGACCCTTACTCTGCTTCTTCGAAAACGTCGATGGACACTTGTCCCTTGGCTACCGAGAAGTCCGTGACGATTTGGAAGCGTTGGGCTACCGCGTTGAAGCAGAGATCGTTAGCGCGGCGGAAACTGGCGCGACGCATCGGCGAAAGCGACTGTTCATCATGGCCTACAGCGACGGCTGGGGATGCCAACAGTTCGGGAGCAGCGGAATACTCCACAGCCAGTGGGAGACACTCGGGAACGACACTGACCGACCGGGCGGTACGCCAGTGGCCGTCGCCGCAGACGCCGGGCGGGGGACGTTCGGTGTCAGCAGTAACGGTGGCGAACAAGGGCAGACTGACGGACGGCCGCAAAGTACAAGTAGGTCTGGAAAGTGCTGTACGTCATTGGCCGACGGCAACAACCAATATGAGCACAGGTCCTGGGACACAGGGACGCAGCGGGGGGATGAATCTACAAACAGCAGTGGATCGCTGGCCGGTGGCAGTGTTTTTGCCCCTGGACCTGGCGACATCGGACGGTGGCTTGATGTGCTCCGGCACGACGCCACTGTTGCACCTGCTCTGCCTGTGCTGGGACGACGCAGCAACGCGGAAGACGTTGCGGCTGAATCCCCGTTTTGTCGAATGGCTGATGGGCTGGCCCCGTGGCTGGACACGTTGGCAGAGCATCGCACAGAGCGACTACAGATGCTGGGAAACGGCGTCGTGCCAACAAGTGCGGCGTTGGCTTTCTGTGTATTGGCAAAACGGCTTGGTGTGACGGAGGAGACAACATGGCAACAGAATACGGTATAGCGACATTGGCTGCTGCCATCATGGCGGCATTGTCGTGGTGGATGGCTACGCACGGAGGCGATGCTGAATGACACAACTGGTATTGCTCGATCGGGACGCCACGGTGAATGTCGTTGGCGATGATGGCAAAGCCGTGTGGCCTCCGAGGCTCCGTGATGGCTGTGGCGAGGCGCTGCAAGCGATGACAACGGCAGGCTGCTCACTGGCTGTCTGTAGCAATCAGGACGGTAAACATCAGCATGGCAACGTCAGCGTGGCGGAGTACAATGCGGAGTTGGTGAAGCTACTGGCGCTGTATGGCGTCACAGTGGATGCTTGGTACTGCGTTGGCGAAGCCGGCGATTTTGCTCCGAAACCGGCACCGCATATGCTGCAAGTGGCAATGCGGATGTTTGCCGTGGACAAAATCAACGTTGTCTACGTTGGTGATGATTTGCGCGATCTGCAAGCAGCGGATGCTGCCGGTGTGCATTGCTGTCTGTTGGCTGGCGGCACGACGCCGACGGCGCTTTGTGACGCTACGTCATGGGCCGATGCTGTGACATTCGTATTGGCGCCGTGGCACGTGCGGCAGAAGTACGTCAGGCAGCCCACGGCTGCCGAGGCTCTGATGACGGGGTCATTTGATATGTTGCACTGGGGTCATATGTGGGCTCTGGAGCGTCTGGCAACGGAGGCCAAGTGGCTGGTGCCCATGGTGGCTGTCAATAGTGACGCCAGCTATGTGGCGTACAAAGGACGCCAGCCCCGGCAGGGCCAGATGCAACGCATGATGCAAGTGGCGACGGTGCTCGAGTCCGGCAACGTGACACTGTTGCATGACACGGAACCGTCGGCGCTGATACGGCGGCTGCGACCGGAACTGTACTGCAACAGTGCGGAGTACGGCGACGAGCCGGTGGAAATGGCGGCGGTGCGCGATGTCGGCTGTCGGTATGTGGCGCTACCGAGACTCGGCGGCTGGAGCAGCACGGCGCTGCGCGAAGGGGGTAATAGCTGATGCTCAAAATCAAATCCGGTGTGCATTTGACAGGGCTGCGGCCTGAAATGACGCCTGTGCTCGTCAATGCTGCAACAGTGTTTGGCAACTGTGGCGTCGATGCTGTTATTACTGCTGGTGTCGATGGTTCGCATTCTCGGGGATCGTTGCACTATGTAGGGTTGGCACTTGATTTTCGACTAAAACACATTGCTACGCTAGAGCAGAAAGCAACGGTGCTGAATGCTATGCTAGCGTCTCTTGGCGCTTTGTACGACGTAGTCTGGGAGGACGCCGGGGGCATCAATGAGCATCTCCACGTGGAGTACCAACCGAAGCAGGGGGCCAACAAGTAACATGGCAAAAAAGCAAATCAAACGAAAGCGGCAGCAGCGGCTGCCGACGACGCCGGCGACAAATGATGCTCTGGCCGCGTGGCTCAACGACAGGGCGCTGCATTGGCAGCAGATACTTCGTGTGGCTGATTGGGACATCGAATTGGGGCTGTGTTCGCGCCATGAAATGCAGGACGCTCACAATGTGGGCGAATGCGAAGCCAACGCTCAGGAACGCGACGCCACGATCACACTGGTGTATCCCGAGGAGCTGCCGGAGCACAACAGGACGTATGCCTACATGGATGCCGTGCTGTTGCACGAAATGCTGCATCTCGTGTTTCGCGAAACCGACATGATCGATAGTTGGGACGTTCGCGAAGAGATGGCAGTGCGGAAACTGACGAAAGCGTTGCTAGCGGCAACAGGGAGCGAGTGATGCCAGAGCAACAAACAATGTCGCAACGTCCCGGTGGCGTCGTGAAGACGTTGCACGTCGTGGAAAAGGTATGGGGCCGCGAATTGTGGCTCCAGGCTGATGGCGGTATCGCGGATGGCTACTGCGGCAAAGTTCTCGAGATCGCTCCGGGGGCCTCCGGGTCGAAACATTGGCACCGAGAGAAACACGAAACGTGGCTGGTGCTCGATGGTGCCGTGCGTGTCGAATACGATGGCGGCACGGGGCACCGTTGCGAAACGCTGCGGCAGGGCGCTGTGCTGTCGTTGCCGCCGGCAACGTGGCATCGCATGACTGGCCTTGCTCCGTCGGGCGCCCGCATCATGGAAGTCTCAACGCCCCATGCTGATGATGATGTCGTCCGCATGGAGCCTTCGCGTCCGGCGAAGCGGAGCGAAACTCCACGTGGCTAGGCGGCTGAGCAAAGCGGCCCGGCTTGTACGCGAACGGATGGGCCGCGAGCTGGCTGCGGTGCCGGCGACGGGGCAACAGCGGGACGCTGTGGGGCTCCGGGCAGCCGATGACAACGGTGGCGTACTGACGGCGGCTTTGCTCGATCGCATCGCGAAGCAGCCTGAGGCTCAGCGCAAAGTACTGCTGGCGGCTGTGGCTGATCGCGAACGGCAACGGTGCGAAGCCGACATTGGCTATTGGCTGGACACGTCGCAGCATCCCGGCATGGCGTACGTGTACACGTGGGACAAGCGTCCGATCTATTCGTGCAACATTTGCAACAGCGAACAGCCGAAGCCCCCGGAGGCCCTGTGGCAATTTGGGGCTGATGGCCGCAAACGGCATCTCGTCATGGGCCATGGTATTGCGACGCCGACGTATCAGCACGAACGCGAGCATTTCACGCGGCTGTCGGCATCGCGGCCGTTCCCGGAGCGTCTCGTGGATGCGTACGCTAGGGACATCCTGGAAATGCTCGGCAGAGCGAAGCTCTGTGCTGTGCCAAAATCACGCGACATGATGGGCACGTGGATGTGTACGATTCGCCTGGCCTACAACTGCACGTTCGACAGTGGGCTCGAGAATGTTGTCCAAAGCGAAAAAGGCAGCAAAGCCCTGGACCTCACGCGACGTGTCCATCACGTCATCAGCAAGCAGCCGGCGTTTCTGAGGCCACCGGATCTCACAGACATCACGTTGGGCGACTCCAAAGGCGGCGTCTTCAGCGTACCGTCGCGGGACATCAGCGTGATAGGCGTGGCACAGGGGCCGGACCAAGTACGGTATTTACACCCTGCGCTGATATGGATGGACGAAGCAGCGTTCCAGCCGCAGGCTGCTGAAGCGTACTCCGCCATTCAGCCCGCCATCAGTGGCGGTGGACAGTGTTGGCTGCTGTCGTCAGCGTTTCCTGGCTTTTTCCAGGCTGTTGTCGAGGACAAATTGATTGCATAGTGGGAGAAAATCACAATTGGCAAATCGTAAAAAAGCAACAAAAAAGGCAGCCACGATGTTGCCAAAAATCCCCTGGAAAGCCACATGGTTCGAAAAGCCCTGGGTAAGCGCCCTACGCCCCGAGGCTCTGGACGGGCGTCCTGTTGTCATCGTCAACGGCGTATGGGATGGGCTGCTGGCGGCCCATATACAACTCTTACGCGGAGCAGCCGAATACGGCACAGCGGTTGCCGGCGCTGCTGCTGCTCTGCTCGTGGCTGTGGAGTCCGACGCGGCGGCGTCAGCCAGGCTCCCGGACGGTCGCCCGATCCAGTCCGAATTGGAGCGCATCGCGGCGATTTCGGCGCTTCCGTGGGTAGACGCTGTGGCTGTGTACGAAAACATGGCCGATTTGAGCGTTCTCGCGGCCTCTGTGGCGTCCGTGGCTCATGTCCGGGGGTCAGGACCCTTTCTGATCTCCGAGGGCTTAGAACGGCTCTCAGCGCAAGTCGTCACCGACCTCTCGACGGACGAGTTCTGGCGCCGTGTCGATGGTCGGCGCCGGACGGACGCCGAGCTGGGAACGGCGGGGACGTCGGGGGGCTCCGGACGTGGCTAAAGGACTCCGCCGGAGGAGCGGAAATTTTAGGGGTAAACCCCGTAGGGGGTTTTTACCCCTAAGACAAAATCCTCTTGAGGAAAAATCCTCTTGCGGATTGGGGGTAGGGGGCCTTTATAGGCCCCTCCCCCAGAAAAGGAAACGGAAAAATCCGCTGCGGAAGCCGTTTTCCTCTCGGCCCGAGAGGATTTTCGAGAGGAAATTTGTAAATGGCTGAAAACAAATCACTTACAAAGAGGATCGCCGAGAGGATTCGTACTCGGATGTCGGTCGGCGAGATGCTCGACTGGCAGCCTCCGCCGATGGAATCGCTGATCGGAACGGACCTGTGTCCGGTGCGTGGCAGTGGTGTCATCATTGGCGGGACGCCGAAGGCATCGAAGACGATTTTGGCCGTGCAGATGGCGCTGACTTTGGCATCGAATCAGAGCTTTATGGGGCTGCCTGTTACGTTGCAAAAGCCACTGAAATGTTCATACCTTATGGACGAAATGTCCGAACACGGCATGAAGACGCGCATCGATTTGCAGGCGCCGGAGTTTCCCCTGGAAATGGTACGCGATAACGTCGTGTTCCACTTCCCACGGGGACTCATCAAAGTTTGCGAGCACATGGGTGGTATGCACCCGATCATCGGCGAAGTGATCGAAGAGGACTTGCCCGATGTGCTCTTTTTGGACCCTTTTGCCAATTTCCACAACCAGGAAGAAAACTCCGCCAGCGACATGAAGCGTGTCATGGAGACGTTCAACCGGGTGCGTGAGCTTGGCATTAGTGTGGTGCTTGTGCATCACGAGGGTAAAGGGGCCGGCGATCAGCCAACGGTGGGTTACCGTTCACGGGGCTCGTCAGCGATTCCCGGCTGGTACGACCTCTATATGTCGCTGTCGTTGAAAGACTCGTCGAACGAACGCGGACCACGGGTGCTCGAGTTTAGCAATCGCAACGGCAATACGCCTGAGGCGCTGACGTTGCATCTGAATCAGAAAACAAAACTTCTCGAACGTAGCGTACATGGGCTCGATGGCAAAACGGCTGTCATTGCCGATTTGGTCACAGAGCACGAACTGCTGAAACGCATCCGTGACAACAAAGGCTCGGGGTACTACGTCAAACGGCTCAACAAAGCGTACGCCAAGTACGACAACTACGACGAGCTGATTGCGTATATGTTGCGAGCCAAGAAAATCTACGAAGAGGACGACAAGTACTACATCAGCAAGGGGGTTGAAGTCGATGTCTGATCGCCATAAATTTCGTCTTACTGTTTCCGTTTCTGACCTGTCCCGCCGTTTAGTGTACTCGTGGAATCACTACACGAATGACACAGAGGACGCTTTTGCTAACGTCGAAACCTGTGTCAACGCTGTCCGCGACAAAGTACAAAGTGACCCCGCGTGGGGAACTTCGCAATTGACTGAGGCTGACATCATTCGTGTCATAAAAACAGCGCCATCCAGCGGCTATCAAGGGTCGCGACTGTATGATGTGTTAGGCGCTTTTACGAATTTCGACACGTTGCTACAGCAGATGGTGGCTGAGGGCACAATCGTCATTCGTAACATCAGCAAAAAGGGACGCAAAAAGCTCCGGTACTTCGTCGCCGATACGGAGGACACGCCACATGGCGAATGATTGGCAACCGCAGGCCGGCGACGAAAGCGGCAACGCGGCGGAGCGCCGTCGAGACGCGGGGTACTTTGACAAATGGCTCCGGGGCCGGGTACTCGATATCGGCTGCGGAGCAGCCACTGTCGTTCCCGATGCTCGCCCGTGGGACATCGCCAGGGGCGACGGCGACGCCACAGAGCTTGCTGGCGTGGACGCCGAGACGTTCGACTGTGTCTATGCGTCGCACGTGCTGGAGCACCTGCCAGAGCCCCGCAGAGCCATCGTACGGTGGTGGCAGTGCGTGGCGCCCGGAGGCGTGCTGTTCGTGGCTGTCCCGGACGAAGACCTCTACGAGCAGCATGTGTGGCCGAGCATTTTCAACCCCGACCACAAAGCGTCGTGGACGGCGTACAAAGCGCCGGGGCTTCGGGCGCCACAGACATTGTGCTTGACAGACATGCTGACGTTGCTGGACAATGGACGCCTGGAGCTGTTGCAACGGTGCGACTGGGGCTACGATGCCAGCAAACGTGGCCAGGACCAGCGAACGGCAGAGCGTCAAATTGAAATGGTCGTCCGCAAAGTGCTGCCGCAGCGCTGGCGGAGCAGTCTGGTGTCACGAGCACAGTGTCCTTGTGGCAACGCACGGCTGACGTTCGAGGGTTATGCTGCGGGCAAACGGGCGTTGCTGCAATGTCCTGACTGCGGACAGACATCGTTTGTGACGGCGCCGTGGGACAAGGAGACACGCTGATGGCAAAACGAGCAAAACGTCCGCCGCCGAATGTGGGCCGCACAGGCGCCGCCCGTGGGGGCAAGCCCCGGCGCAAAGACAACGACACGGTGTTCGAAGAGACAATGCGCCGCATGACGCAAAGCGTCAATGAATCGTTTCTCATCACCAAAGCCATCATGGCGAAGGATAAAAAGCGGCTGGCCGAAGATGAAAGCATGACCGACGAAGAACTCGACACGATCATGGCGAGGCAATTGGCTATACAGAAAGGCCAAACTCAGGCCATGCAAATGTTCGGCAAAGGCGTCATGGAGTACAGCAAGGGCATGTCCACGTTGGGCGACACGGCAGAGACGGCAGCGGCAAAGCCGGCCGAAGCCGATACTGAAGCTGACGGCGCCGCGTTGCTGGCAGCACTGGAACAGGGAGACGTTTGATGTCGGCAGATCGCGAAACAGCGGCACTGTGCGCCGTGACTCCGAATGCGGCGCCATATGTCAACAAGCCGGGGTTGCAAATTTGGGAGAACCCCAAAAACGGTTTCCACGTGGCGGCGCTACACTTCACGGCGGACCCTGCCAAAAACAACGCCAATTGGATCGCGGAGCAACGAGCGTCCACGTCGCCCGAGGCATTCGACCGCGAGTACAACATCAACTTCAATGCGATGTCGGGCGCCGCGACGTTTCCGCAGATCATGGAGCACCGGAGCAAAATCATCGTGGAGCCCCCGTTTCCCGACGTATCGCCGATGCAGCCGTGCTGGGCCGGCATGGACTGGGGAGCCGTGAACCCATCATCGTTCGAAGTGATGACGTGGATAGAGAACGCTGACGGCGAGCCGTGTATTGATACCATTTGGGAACTCTATGAACCCGCGAAGTCGCCGGCGAACTTTGCCCAAAAGGTCATGGACAACTGTCCGTACTACGCCCAGATCAATTCGATATGGTCTGACCCCCGGAGCGTCTGGGGACCGAACCGTACGGGCAGCGACGGACCGACAATTGCCCAGTTGCTGCTCGAGGCCGGCTTCGACAAAATCGTTCCGGGCCAAACGTCCGAGAACACATGGATATCGCTGATGGCGAATGCCTGGCGCGATCTGGACATTCGCGAGCCCACGTACCGCATTTGGAAGTGCTGTCCCAATCTGATCGACGAGTTCGAAAAGGCCCGTTTCCAGAAGCTCTCCGCCAGGATGCTCGAGAACAGCAACCCGTCGGACAAAATGGTGGACAAGCACAATCACGCCATGGACGCCGTGAAGATGGGCATGTTGTCCACAGTGCCGATCACCAAAAGCATCGAGCGTGGCCGGCACAAAAGCAAAACGCTGCCGCACTGGAAACGCTACATGGCATAGCCACTGTGCTGACGTTGCTATCTGCTGCTACTGATATCCTGGTAGCAGGTGGCAATGTTTGTCCGCTGTATCCTTCAGCACTGACCAACCAATCGAACTTGTATCGGCACAGTCACAAGAGACGCTGCCGATGTCGCGGCGTGACATTGTCGATTTTGTCATCGACAAGCGCAAAGCACTGGCCGATGCCCAGCGGTCTCGCCACAGTGTCTGGCAAGACTGCCAAGACCTCTATGACCTGAAAGGCGACTTTGCTGCCAAGCAAGATTGGCAGAGCAAAATCGTCCTCCCCAAAGCATTCGCCGCTGTCAAACAGGCCACGTCGTCAGTGTCCCAGATGCTTCGCACTGCGGAGCAGCCGTGGACGCTGGAGCCCGTGGACCCTGACAATCTACAAGACGCTGCCGCTGGCTCGCGCCTGGCGATGCTGCTGAAGTTTCTCTTTGACGAAAGCGGCGCCTACGATGCCATGGGCAACGGGCTGGAGACAGCGTTTCTCACCGGGCTCGGTGTCTGGCGCACGGCATGGTCAATGCAACGTCGCCAGTTGCCGCCGCGTGTCAACGCTTTTGGCGCCGTGGAACGTCCTGTCGTCATGGAAGGCGGGCTGGCTGTGCGCGAAGTGGACCCGTTTGGGTTCTTCTGGCTGCCGGGCAGCCGACTGAATGCTTGGACAGGCTGCATCGAGGACTACGAGGCCCCTGTCCACGAGCTACGCGAACTGGTGAAGCAACTAGGGCTGGAGGATTCCGGCGTCCTGCGGTCGCAAGACATCGTTCCGTCCGGGGCCACGTCGTCAGACGCTCGCAATGAGCATCGCTCGGCACGTGACGAATGGCAACGCAGGAACAACGCCAAGAGTGCTCTGGCAACGGCGTGGGTCACCGAGTATTGGGGGCCTCTGGTGGACGGTCAGCACAATACGCTGGACGGCGGCAACCAGTGGCACATTCTCATTGTGGGCGACAGGCATCTGTTGGTGGCCCAGCGGAATCAGCTTTGGAGCAACAAGCCTCCGTACACGGCGTTTTCGCCGATGCGGCATCCCCGGCGTCCGGTGGACGGTATCGGTGTCGTGGAGCCCGCGCTGGAAATCAACAAAGCCATCTCGCGCATCACCAACATGGGCATCGACCGCGAACTGCTAGCGATTCTGCCCACGATGCTCGGTGTCACTGACGCCTTTGAAAACCCCGAAGACCTCGATGCCGGCATCACACCGGGCAAACTGTTGCGGATCTCCAGGGCTGCTGCGATGCAGATGGGCGGCAATTTGAAGAATGCTTTGCAACCGCTGGAGATCGGCGGCCTGTCGCCCCAGACAGTGCCTCTGCTGGGCATCCTGGACAGAGCCGTCCAAGAGGGCTCGCAGATCAGCGAAATCCAGCAAGCGCTGCCACGGTTCCGGGGCGCTCAGACGTTGGGCGAAATCGAAATGAAAGGCGCCCAGGGACAAGACTTCATGTCGTCGCTGGCGAAGCGTATCGACGAAGTCGGCATTCAGCCGCTGGTCGAGCAAGGCATGGATCTGACGTTACAGTTTTTGCACACCATCGGCGACAAACGGGCGGCGCGTATTCTGGGTTTTGATGATTATGCCTTTTGGCAAAGCACGACGCTCGAGGAGCGTTTGCAAATTGTCCAGTGCGACTGTGTGTTGAAAGTCCACGGCGTCAGTGACCAAGCCAAAAAATCCGAACAACTCCAAGAACTGATGACGTTCTTCACTGTCATCGGGCAGAACGGCGAAGCGTGGTTGCCGAACATCAATCAGGGCGAAATCCTGAAACGCATCATCGAGTCGTTCAACGGCATCCGTGACGTGGACAAGCTCATCAATTCGCCCGAAGAAGCCGCCGCCATCCGCGAGCAAATGCAACAGGCCGCCATGGCTCAAAAGGTCATGGAGATTCAGGGCGACGTTATCAAAGCAGCGGCGTCGTCTGAGGCTGCCGCCGAAGCCGCGCAGGTGCAACGCGAAACGGCACAGGCGGCTCAGCAACGCCCGAACAACACGTAGGTATTTGAAATGACTCCGGTAGATCGCAAAACAGAAGCCGCACAAGCGGAACACGCTTTGAAAGTTCTCGGCTGGGACGATGTTCTCCGGCGCGACATGCACCGCGCCGTGGACGAATTTGCATTGTCGGCCCGCGACAAACTGTTGGGACGCATGGATGCTACAGTGCCTGCCGAAGCCGACGCTGCCATGTCGGCGGCCATCGAACACGTATTGTCCATCTTCGAGAAGCACATCCGCATGGCTCGCCCCATCGACGATTTTGTCGGTGCGGCCCGTGATGCCATGTTGAAAACCCGCCAATAAGACAATTGGAGAGACTCTAATGTCCGAGACAGCACCGGCGCAACAAGCGCCCCAGACGGCAGCGCCGTCAGCAGCCCCGGCGGCTCCGCCGTCGTCCCCAACAGAATCCCAACAGCAGGCATCGCAAGCGCCGCAACAGCAGCCCCAGGGCACTGGTACAGAGCAGACGCCGCAGGCGTCGTCACAGGCGCCGGCTCCGCCGGCTGACCCCCGTGCCGAGTACTACGCAAAGCTCTACGGTGGCAACAGCCAGGAGCCCTCAGTGGACCCCGCTGTACAACGCTTGGAGCAAATCCAACAGTTGCTGGCCCAGCAACAACAGCAGCGTCCGGGGCAACAGGCAACGTCGCCCGACGACGAATTCGAGCAAGTGCTCCAGTCTGGTGACACACGGCGTTTCATCGAACAGCTTGACAAGCGGCTGGGAAGCAAAGCCCAAGAGACGGTCGAAAAACTCGTGGAAGACCGTTTGCGTGCGCTGATTGGCGACCAAAAGCAAATCGCCCAGCAGATCAACAGTGCGGCATCGTTGGCTGTGCAGCAGACTGCTGTGCTGGACCGGGCAACGTCCGGGCCTATGTCGCCGTTCCGCAACGAGATCGAACAAGGCGCTCGCCAGTTATATTCACAATTTGCTGGCGATGGTAAAATCAAAGCAGGTGAGGAAATCACCGCTTGGCAAACTGCTGTAGAGCATGTCAAGAACAGCAAGCTGGCAGCCCTCCAACAATGGCGTCAGTACGTTGACTCGACTCAGCAGCCTCAGCAGCAGTCGCCGCAACAGATGCAACAGAGTGTTGTAGCGGCACAGCCCGGAGCGGCGTTGCAACAGATCCCGGCGGCAAATGTCGCTGCTGGACCTGAAACGTTCGAGGACCTCCAGAATAGGCATTTTGTCTCACGGCAAGAGCGCCTGAATAGAATCAAAGGACGGGGTTTCTAACGGTGGAAGCCTCTACGCGCACGAAACTGCTAGCGTCATATCGCTCCTTTCCACAGCGCGGACAACATAGTGGTGGACTTAGCGCGGTGCTGTAGCATCGCAAGGAGCGAATATGGCTGGACAACAGGTTTATTCGGTGAACACGCTGGGTGGAAACTTCTCCCAGGTTGAACTCACCGACATGCTGCGTAAAGTGACGCAGCCCAATTTCGTGTTTCGTGATTTCGTCTCGTCCCACGAAGCATTTGGCAAGGGCCGTGGCGACACGGTCGAGTTTGCCAAGCGCGGCAATGTGGCGACGCAGGGCGGCACGCTGGTCGAAACGGCCACGGTGCCTCGTACCAACTACACGTCGTGGCGCGGTACTGCCACGATCTACGAGTATGGCAACAGTGTGGGCTTTACCGAGAAGCATTCGCTGTACTCGAAGTTTCCCGTCGAACAGCAGGTCCGTGAAGCTCTCGCTGACGACGCTGTCAAAGTGCTCGAGTCCGCTGCCGGCGATCAGTTCGTTGCTTCGGAGTGGGTCGGCGTTTGCGTCTCCACGGCGTCCACTGACATCGTCACGACAGGCACGGCTACGACCACGGCCACGGCAAATCTGTCGGCGTCGAACATTCGCGACTTCGTGAAGTTCCTCGAAAAGAAGAACGTCCCGAAGTACGACGGCAACAACTACATGTGCATTGCGTCGATCGAAGCGGCCTACGGTCTCCACGATGACGTTGGCACTGGCGGCTGGGTGGACATCTCGAAGTACACCGAGCGCTACGCGGCTCAGGTGCACGGCGCCGAGATGGGCACGTACTTCAACCTTCGCATCATGAAGGAAACGGGCTACCTCTCCAATGACATTGGCGCCAGCTCGGCTTACGGCCAAGCGGTCATCTTTGGCGACGACTACGTCATGGAAGGCGAAGCCATGGCGGAGACTGTTCGCACGGACTCCGACGATTACGAACGCTCGCAGGGTGTTGCCTGGCTGGCGCATCTGGGCTACAAAATCGTCTGGCAACCGTCTGTGGATGGCGCCAACAACGGTCGCGGCATTTTCATCACGTCGGCCTAACAGGAGCAAAGGAGAAATACTATGGCTGGAATTGGATACAGTGCTCCCCGTCCGCTGACGCCGCTTGGCTTTGCAGTGGATCTGTCAACTTCGACGGTGTCCGGCGCGACAACTGTCACGGCGGCGGCCGTACTGGCGAAGTTCTTCAACAAGACCCGCGTGCGCAAGATGCGTCTGAAGTGTACGACCATCCCGCACGCCAACGTCGCGGTGGCTACCGTCATTGCCATGAACGGTACGACAACGGTTGCCAGTGGCGACGCCGCCGGCGCCGCTGCCAATGGTTTCGTGGACCTGACGCCGTCAACTACCGAGGCCAATACGTTCATGCCTGTGGACGGCACCATGACGATCAAAGTCGTGGCAACGGCGTCGGCCAGTGGCTTGTCGTTGGGTGACTACGACATTTGGGCGGAGCTAGAGTAGCTCCGTGCAACGACGTGTCGGTTGCGACGCTTGCGTTGTGATTTGACAGAAGTGCTAGCGGACTGCTAGTATGTTTGCAGGTGGCGGCGGTTTCCTGGTGGGTTGCCAATGTCACCTGCTGCATGTTCCTCTTCTCGTGGGCGGGTCGTCAGCAATGGCGGCCCGTTACGTGTCAGAGAGTAGCGACAGAGGATGATGAATCTATTCCTTTTTGTGTTGCTGTTGTGCTGCCTAGTGGCTTTGGCTTGGGTGATTGAAAAGTTATCATGCTAACCATTGAACTGATTATGGACCCTTTTGGGTTGCGGCACAACAAATGACTTTGCCACTACCAGTGGCTCACGAAAAGGGTCTGGGGTTACCCTTGCGCTCAAAGCCACCAGTGAACGCCGCTCAGTGCGTGACAGTCGGGAGAGACCGGCACCCTACTGTTTTCGAGGGACTCCAACATATGCCCAGAGAATCGACTTCTGCTCCTGCTGCTGTCGCAGCGCCTCCCAAGACCATGACGAATTGGAAGAACTTCGAGGGCCTGGTCCCCGAAACCATCCGCTCGCAGGGGTACTTGCACGACCCGAAGGTACCCTATAGTGACCTTCGTCCTACGAAGGACCACGGCCATCACAGCCTCATGAAGCTCGATGCTGCCACGCTGCTCCGCGACATCGACCGTCAGGACGACCGTGGCGAGGGCTACGGCGGGTCGTTTGCTGTCAAACTGCGCGAGCGCAAAACCGACGAGACGCCGTGGCCTGGCTGGCAACAGTTGGCCGAGGCCGGCGTTGAAATGCTCGATATGCGTCTGGCGTACAATTCGCTTTTCGGCGCTGCCATCATTTCGCAGCCGTTCCATCCGACGTTGCTCCAGCGGTTGCTCGGGGCATTCCCCGACGTGAACGGACGTATCGATGACAAGAACCGTGGCTGGGCTTTCATGACGTTGTCACGGGTGCCGTCGGCGATGCCCACCGTGGAGCAACTGGCGAGTTCGTTGCGGTAGCCACTGGGCGTTGCTCTGATGCCCCAGTATGTTCCCAGCCCGTTCGAATCGTCGATGCCCCGGTGGCTGATGTTCCGCAGCGCTGTCTATTTGAACGGCCACGGGGCGCATTTTGGCGCTGTCCACGGGCAAATCGTGCCCAAGCGGGCTCTGGCGCCGGGCATTTCATGTGTCGCCATCGGCGGCCCGGACTCAGCATATGTCAGCGTCAAAGACGCCATAGCGTCGTTGGCCCCTGGTTCGCTCGACTGGGTCGTACTGGAACAGACAGGCGAAGTCACTGAGCACATCGTCAAGTTGCTCCACAACGGCAGCCATTTGATTCAGTTCGCCAAAGACACAGCTCTGCCCGCGTTGCCTCCACGGGGCTCATGGACTATCAAAGACGAACAACACCGGGATGGCTGGGCACTTCGTATTGCGCGCTACGCCCGCGATGGCAAACGTGGAGTGTTCCGCAGGCCAAAGCCCACGAAGCCCCGTGTCTGTATTGCCCGTTATGGCGCCATTGGCGATATGGTCGTGATTACGCCTGCCATCAGGCGCTTTGCCGCCATGGGCTATGACATCACCGTCAACGCCACACAGGGCAGCCACGTCGTGTTGCACGAGAATCCCCACGTTACCAATCTGCTGCCGCAGCCCCGCGACATGGTTTTTAACCCGTGGCTCGGCGAGTACTGGCGCGAATGGTCCCGCGAATACGACGTGTACTGCAACCTCAGCGAAAGCGTCGAGGCCAGCGTGCTACGGACGCAGGGACGCGCTGACTTTTATTGGCCGGCGGAACGTCGCCGCGAAGCAGCGGAGAACTACTACAGCCGGACGATGCGTCTGTGCGGCATCGAGCCCCAGCCTGCCACTGTGGACGCCTGTCGCCCGGAACTGTTTTTCACAGCAGCCGAACAACGCCAGGCGGCCGACATTGCCAAACAGCTACGACGAACGGCCCCCAAACTTGTGGGCTGGGCGCTGCGTGGCACGTCGCCTCACAAAGTGTATCCTGCCGCCGGTGTTGCCGCCGGAGCATTGCTCCGTCGCCACAGTGACGTAGGCATCGTACAGCTCGGCGGACCTGACGCTGGGGACTACGTTTTTGGCGAAGACGCCACACCGGACTATGCGCCGCGATTGCATTCGCTTGTGGGCAAGCTACCGTTGCGGCTGTCGCTGGCGTTGCTCGAGCACCTGGATTGCATTGTTGGCCCGGAAACGGGCCTGCTGAATGCTGCCGCCTGTTATGACCACGTGGCAAAGGTGCTGTTGCTATCGCATAGCGATGGGCATAGTATTGCAGGCTATTGGCCCAATACGACAGCACTGGCGCCGGATGCCGTTTGCCACCCGTGTTTCCAATTGCATCACACTGACGATTCATGCCCCCGTGTCGAACTCGAGGCCGGCGATCAAAAGATCGTTCTGCCCCGGTGCACGGTGGGTATCCAGATCGCTGACGTTGTCGAGGCGATCGAGAGCAAACTGTTGTAAGGAGATACAAATGCCACGAACTATCACAGATCATACCGTCGAGGGCGATTCCGTCAACCATCAGTTGACAATTAACGTTGTTGATGAACCGGGGGTTGGTGGCGCAAATCACGAGTACCACATCGACTGGCTGACTGAGCACGGTGGCGCGTTCGATGAGAAGCCGAATCACTTGCTGGTGTCGTTCCAAAACGGCCCGATCAAAGAACATGGCACCAACGGAGTCACGCATGAGGCACTCCTTGCCATCGTGATCGATCGGTTGCGGTCGTTCCAGGCGGGACCGTATTCGTGTCGCGACAACGCCGTGGCGCTCACGCACTGTGAGGAGGCTTTGATGTGGCTTCAACGCCGTACCCGTGAACGTATCAAACGGGGTGTTGAGGGTACACACACGAAGTAAGCGACAATAGAAGGAGACACCATTACTATGGGATTCACTAGCCACTCCAAAGCCACCGTACCGACGCCCCCGGCGTCTGCTGCTATCGAACTGTTCGGCGAGAAGCCTAACATTTCGCTGTACCCATCGTTGCACGCGCGACAAGCTGCTGTGACAGCGTGGAAACAGGACATCGACAGCTTCGTCGGCGTCGTTGACTACAAGAGCGATCCGATTTTGTCGGTGTACCTTGGCAACGTCATGGACGAATTTGAAAGGTACTTCGGTGAAGGCGTCGTTGTCCGGCGCAAAAACACCGCCAGCCAATACTGGGTGTTCTTCCCTGATGCCCCGACGCCCGGCGCCGGCAGCAACGAACAGCGCAATCCCGAACTGCTGCCTGTGCGTATTCCGCTGGATCGTTTCATGGAACTGTCTGATGGCGCCGACGAAACAGCGTTGCGAGTGCTATCGGAAGACTTCATCAACAAGGGCGTCCCAGTGTTTGTCCCGTTCGATGATCGTGTCCCCGGCGACGTACGGGCCACGAACGAGGCCCTGAAAGCCAAATGGCTCGAAACTGTCCATGGCACGAACATTGCCGGGCTGCTGGACAAGTTGCCGCTGTCGCTGGGTTTGCCGGCAACGTAACCACCGTGGCCCTGTAGCTCAAACGGTAGAGCCCTGATTTGTACTCAGGAAGATGCAGGTTCGATTCCTGTCGGGGCCTCCAACAACATCGTCATGCGAAAATATAGGCAGGGGGCTTGTGTCTCCTGCCTATGGCTTTTTACGACGCCAAAGATCGCTCCACGTTGCGTACTGACATACGCCGCGAGCTGCTTGATGAAGCCGCCCGCTGGTGGACCAATAGCGAACTGCACACGTACATCACCCGGTGGCAGGACGTTGTCCAGCATCGGTGTGAATTGGTATGGGGCACGGCCACAACAACAGTGTCCAGCACTGCCACGTGGACGTTGCCTAGCGACGTGTTGCGGCCGGCCCGCCTGTACGTCAACAACAAACGCCAGCCACTGTTTCGGCGCACACAGATCGATGCTGCCGTGCCCGACTGGCGAGCGGCGTCCCGTGTGGAAACGCCACAGATCGGCGTGCTGCATGGCTACAACGAAGTGACGTTGTGGCCTCCGCTGTTGTCCACAGCGACAGCGACGCTCGAATTGCACTATCCGAAGCTCCTGGACGCGTTGGCGTCTGACGGGGCCACGTCTGCGTTGCCTGCGTGGACAACGCCGTCAGCGGCTCGATATGGCGCGTATAGGGCATATTTGCGCGAAGGCCCCAACCAAGACGTTCGTACAGCGGCAAAGTACCGAACGTTGTTCGAAGCCGACATCATCAGCATTGGCGCACGCAAAGCGCAGCACTGGCCGGAAATGGCCCCGGCGCTGCATCCGGCGACGCCACGTGAATTGGAACTTTTGGACCCGCGACTATCAGCGGTATTGGCAACGGAGGATAACGTGGCGAATCTATTCGACTTCGTTGACGCTGAAACGCCGACAGGCACGGTCAACGGGACAAACACAACGTTTACTTTGGCGACGGCCCCGGACCCGGCGTCGTCACTGGAGTTGCACTACGGCGGCGTGCTGCTGACAACGGGAAGCGGCACTGACCAGTATACGTTGGCGGATGCCACGCTGACGCTGGGCTTTGCCCCAGTGTCGGGGATTCCGCTGGTGGCGTCGTATAGGGTGCTGGTGGCGTAACATGAAACATTTTGCACAAACACTTCTGTTGGCAATGTTGTTCGTCAACGTTGCTGCGTCACAAGGCATCCTGGCCCCGTCGATTCTGAAACAAGCGTCGGCAACAGACGGGCAATGTCTGACATGGAGTTCTAGCAATAGCCAGTGGGAACCTGCTGATTGTAGCGATAGCAGTATCAACATTGAAGAAAACAACGTCGAAGTTATTGCTGCTGAGAATCTCACTGGTATTGATTTTCTCGGCGCTGATTTTGATGTGACGGACGATGCCAACGAAGCCAACATTGCCATTGCGGCGGCCATTACGCGCGATGCCGAGGTCGGCGCTCTCGCCGCTGCTGCTGCTAGTGTCACCGCAGGCGCCGGTGCTGTCCCTAAAGGCGACGATTCGCCGGGACGTTTGGATATTTCGTGGCTGGCATCGGGAACGCCCGACGGCTCACAGTTTGTTCGCGACGACCGTACGTTGGCTCAAGTGGCGTTTTCACAGTTGACTGGTACAGCCAGTGACTCCCAAGTGCCCGACACGATCACGCTGACCAGTATCGGGCAGGCGGGCGATGTGGATTTGACGGGGATCGCCGATGGCGAGTGCCTGGTGTATGACGGCGTAACGGACAACCGCCTGGAGCCTGGGGCGTGCGGCGGGGGCATCAACGTCGAGGAAAACAACGTCGAAGTGGTGGCTGCGGCTGACTTGACTGGCATTGACTTCCTGGGTGCTGATTTCGACGTGACGAACTCGGCAAACGAGGCGGATGTTTCGATCGCTGCGGGAATTACGCGCGATAGCGAATGGGATAGCGTGGCGGAAATCGAAGCGGCTACGGGGTATGACTTCAGCGATGCCGCGAACCTGACGGGCGATGTCCCGACAGCGGCGATGTCCGCAAACGTATTGGCGGCGGTTGGTGGTGGGCTGGTGAATGGGCGTGTGCCATTTGTGAGTGGGGGGGCGCTTACGGATAGTGCTGATCTGTCGTTCGACGCTGGAACGACTGAGCTGCGAATAGGCTCAGGTAGTACAGGGCGTTTAGCTGTAGCTGGGTTTGATTTTTACAGGGCCGCTTCGTCGCTATGGGTCGGACAGGGAGCCAATGATGTAAATGTTTACCCAGACATACTTGGGATAGGAACTGATTACAAGATATTTCTGGCAAATGATGGATCTGGTGCGTCCTTGAATCTTCGCGTAGGTGGTCCCACCTCAAGTTATACTCTGGCCACCTTCGGCGGCTCCCAAAGCTTCCTCTGCCAAGACCAAACTGCCACCACTGGCGATACGCTGTGCGTCTTCAAAGGCGGCGCTGGTGAATCCGGCAATGTTTTTGAGGTTCGGCCATTCGGCAGCGATACCCCTAACGCAGCCATCACGGCGGCGGGCAAAGCCACAGTGACGTCTCTCAAAATCAACGACGGCGGAACGCGCCCCACGTGCGACGCTTCAACACGGTTCACGTTCTGGGCGGACGAAGGCGGCGCGGGCGTCAAAGACGACGTTTCAGTCTGTGCCAAAGACGCGGGCGATGCCTACGCCTGGAGGTCGATCTACTGATGAGATACATACTCGCATTACTATTCTGCGCGCTGCCGCTAACTTCGCAGACCGTTGTACCGGACTCCTTCACGGTCCAGCCGGGCGCCCCGGCTCCCGTGATCGCAATGCTCGATTCGGACTACAAAGCTGAAGCAGATGCCAATGGCGACGAGTCCGTCAGCGCAGCAGAGGCCATTGCATGGCTCAGCTCTCGCCGCCAGAATGTGTTCAACCATTTCACCGTAAAGGCCGTCGTGCGCGCCGAGACGGACGACCGCTCACTGCTGCCGCAAGCGCATCGCGACGCTCTCGCCGCTCTCGACGCAGCCAAAGCGGCTATAGCGGAACAACGCGAACGTCTCTGCCCTGGCTGTGACTGGCCGCCGCTCTGAGACTCATGAACCCACTGCGCACCATCGCCGCGATCCTGCTGCTCTCGCACGTGAACTTCTGGAACGGTTCGGCGTGGACCAGCGACACCGATTCCACCTACCAGACCAATATCCAAGCTGCTGGCGTGTGCGCAGCGTTCCCATCGAACTGCACCGACATCGACGCTGATGGAGGCGGGGCCGGGACGGATCGGGTATTGCAGATCACCACCACCAGCGACGGCGCGGTCGATACCCCTGACCTGCCGGTCCATGACAGGACGTTCTCAGCAGTGGGGACGATTGACGACGAGGTCGAGGTTACGGTCACGGGTGGCGAATGCGACGACCTCCAGGCCAAGCTGACCAGCCAAACCGCTGCGTGTATCGCCGCTGCGAGCAGTGCCGTGACCTATGCAGTAAAGATCCCGGCGGGCATCACTTGCTACCCAGAAGACGAAACCGCCGGGGCGCTCGATCAGTACTCAATCCCCGACATCACCGATACGGATTGCACGCTGTTGGTCTACTCCGAATCAGCCGATCCAGACGTGGACCCACCTGATGGCGGACTGATCGCACCCGACACCGCTACGGGCGTCGTCTCCCAGAATCTTGGGCTTCCAACGAACGTCGCAGCCCTCACCTTGGTTGGGTCTGGCCAGCAGAACGTGCGTCTGCGTAACATTGTGATCCGACGACCAGCGGCGAAAGACACCGACTACCCTGAGGTCAATCTGACGGGCTGGTCGAATGCCTCACAACCCGTGGTCACTTTCGCTAACGCCATCACGGCAGAGCAATGGGGTGATGAATTCTCAGTCTACTTCCCTAATGCCGAAACAATCCGCCTTCGCACGGGGCTGAAGAATGCAGGCAACGATGCCACAGCAGCAGATTGGGTACGCCAAACATCCACAACCTATCAGTTCAATGATTCCAGCGGTGAAGCCGAAACCGCCAGCACGGAAGCGGGCGTGGCATCGCGGGACGTGACGCGCGAGTTCACATCAGCTACAGCGACATCGCAACCTGTCCTAACCTTTGGGGCGAACCTCAACTACGCTTCCGGGGCGCAATACGCTCTGGCAGCGACCAACTCGATCAACGCAGGGGTCATCACGACCAGCGCGGGCGCTCATGCCTACGCCTTCGGCAGCAACGCCGATCAGTACGGGATTCTGGTCCAGGGGGCCACCGGCACGGGTGGTACGACTGACGCCGAATGTAACACCCTGCATCGCGTGAACGGCCGAAGCACCAGCAGCGGGACGTGGGACATTACGGATTCCGACATCACGTGCAATGGCGGGACAGCCGAAATGCCCCTGAAGGTCTGGGTCCACGATATGAGCGGCTACACCTACAGCGCGATGTCGTGCTTGGCTACCGTGGTGACCCAGACCACGGCGAAGCTCTGGAGTTGCCAGGTGAGCGATGTTGCCGGGGCCTTTACACCGGACTTCACGGGCCTCACGGTCACGGGCTACATGGCGCTTGGCTTTCGTGAGGCCCCGCCTTTGCTCGACATCGGCAGCGCAACGGGTGTCACGGTTGAATCGGTATTGTTCGACGCCGGCGGCGCACCGTGGTCTACGCTTTATGCGATCGATGCCGACGACAGCGCTGATGACTTGATCGTCATTGGGTCGTGGTTCAAGGGCGGTTACCATTCGTCGCCGATTGACCCGATTTCGGGTAGCGCCCATTTGCAGAACCGCGCCAACAACAACAACTTTTTCCAGGTCTACAAGTGCCGCCAGTGCACCGATACGCAATTCATCAACAACGTGATGGAGACCGATCAGAGCTTGGTCTTGACGACGGACGGTCCGACCGTGACGCAGCCGTCCGACTTCACGGTGTCGGGGTTGGTGTACAAAATTCCTGACTACCTGTTGAGCCACAAAGCTGCATCAGGTGGCCTTTGGTCGCCGGGACGCCAGCAGCCAATGGAGTTCAAGAACGGTGGCACGCGCCTGTTGGGCGAAGGAATGGCTATCGCGAATCAGAAGCACAATGTGACGGGCTCACCAGCGGCTTTGCTTTGTCAGACGCAGTTCAACAGCTCAAGCACGATCGACTACGTTTCCAAGTGCGACCACATCACGTTCCGCAACAACTACGTGCGGGGCTCGCAAGCTGTGTTCGTGGATCGCGTGGCGCCGGGTAATGCAGTGGGGCAGTACACGGCCCATGGCCCCGTGCTGGTGGATAACAACTTCATCGCCCCGGAGATCATCTTCCAGAAGCCCACCGGCGACACGGGGTTTACAGACTCGTATCCGTCGTTTTTTGCCCCCAACGCTGTGCGCATCGGGCGCTCTCGCGACGTGACGGTATCGAACAACACCTTCGCGTGGCAGCAGCCGCAGGTCAACATCTCGCGCGACTACAACGTGTTCCTGGATATTTCGAGCTTGACCACAGCGGCATTCACCAACACTGGCAATGTCTACGTGGACATGGACGCCAGCTCGAGCAACCAGAATCACTTCATCTTGCCGACGAGCTTCTCGTGGGCGAACTACGAAGCAACGTCACTGGCGAATGGCGTGTTCTCGACTCTTGGTACGCATAGCGGGAACCGTACTGTGGCATGCACCATTGCGCCTACCACGGTTGACTTTGACACAGCCAACGCCGCCCATACCGAAGCATCGGGACGGCTGACAGCGGCGGGTGGGTCGATGGCGACGAACTGGCCTCTCCCGGCTGGCAGCGCCGATAGCCAATCATGCAACACGCGGCTAGACGAAGTGTTCACCGCTGGCACGTGGGAGCCGTCCGGCTCAGAAGGCGCTGATATCGATGCAATTCTCGATGCCATTGGGCAGGTCCGCGCTGTTACGGTCACAGCAACCGGGATCACTACGGCAAGTGTACAATTCGAGCCGTGGTCAACGTCAGCAGTGTGTGAGTTGGGATGGAAAGTCGGACCCGTGACGAGCTTCAGCGGTGAAACTGGCATAACGAAAGTGGCTACAGGCACCGGCAAGCCCCGCACTGTGAACCTGACCGGCCTGCCGGCCAACACGGTGATTGACGCCCAGATCCAGTGCGACCGGGGCCTGCCGGTGTATGTGTCGTTTGAAACAAACTAGGAGAAAGCACTACATGAAAACACTGATTTTGCTACTGATCGCGTGCGCTGGGCTGGCTGCGCAGGCGCCGCAGGACTTGTCGGTCCCGTCCTACGATCCGAATCATGAAACGATCATGCGCATTTGGATCGAGAACAACTTCGCCGCCGAGGCCGACAGTGACGGTGATGATGCCGGATGCGAGGTGCAGCCGGTGACCGTGCCTTGCCGGATCTCTGCGGATGAGGCTCAGGAATGGATGCTGTACAAGCTCAATGCGTTGGTCGCGGACCTACAAAACCGCGCGGTGAATGAATCGGGTAGCCGGGTTCCGGCCGCTCTGCCGGTGGCCGTCCGCGCTCGCAAGCAGCAGCTCGAGGAGGCCGAGCAGGCCGACCGCGCCGCCAGGCGCAAGGCTGTGCCGCCCGCCGAAGTGCGGAAGAGAGTGCAGCGATGAAAACCTTCGAGCGTCGCAAACAATGAGACGTGGG